GCCACAGACTTGCTTCATGCATGCACCTAACAGCCCACTGGCGAGAACGCTCCAGCCGACAACCTACGCACTGCCCACATGGCAGCGTGAGGGAGCGTACGATGTCAAACCGGGCGTTCTCATAAAAAACCACATCACCAGCAGCCGTCTTATACGCCTGCAAGGGGTGGTAACAAGGCATCTTACATCCGCCATCCACCGCGCATAGGATTAGAACGAAGATTAGGCATCTTCGTACGCTTCACATTGCGCTTAAACATCCTGGAAGACTTGTACTTAGAAACAGACTTGCGATTAACCGGTCTCATAGATTTCTCCTAGTTGGTGTCACCTGGCACAGTTACATCAAGTAAATCACTGTGCCACGGAGGGTTGACCACCCTCCGAAACGCTGGATTCGGCCGCCTGAACGGCCTTCTGGGGCTCAATAAGCCCCATCTCCACCAGCTCCTCCCGATTGCGCTCATCCGCGCAAAAATCAACGAACGCTCCCGCGTCGTTACCAAAACGCTTCCGAACAGCTGACGGAAGCGCATCAAACGCCATCCTGGCGTCAATCACAGCGTTCATCGCGCTGTGATAATCAGTAATGCCGGAAAAATCCCCGTATTGTGGAATACGGGCACCCGCCGGCAATCCTGCAACACCAAATTTCTTAAGCATATAGTTGATATCGCACTCAGCCTTAAAATTCTGCTGAGTGCGACTACCGTCAGTACAATAAAGCGCAGACTGCTCCGACGCTTCATTAGTATCATAATTATAAGGATTACGAACAAAGGTATTCATTACTTTCTCCTTGTGGGCGTACCACGATCATAAGTACCAGCGCGCTTAGCACCAATAGCAGCATCAACAGCAGACCCAACAATATTACCAATTGGACCAAACTGCTCCGCAAAACGACGAAAATTACCAGTTCCCATAATTGCCTGCAGCTCAGCTGCATCAATACCAGTACGAACTTTAACCTGTTCAACAGTAGCCTGAATCTGTTTTTCGGTCTCATACAAATTACGAGTTTTTTGCGCAGTTTCTACCGTCTGCGCAAACAACAACTCAGCTACCTTCTCTAAACGTCGACCCTCGAGAGGAATATTTTTAATTTCCTCCGCAATCTTCTCAGTATTAACAAGTACTTGGTGCTGTTGAGCCTTAGTTAAAGCAACAGACGCTTCATACGTTGGAATGCGAGCATAACTCTCAGCAACGGACGCCTCATAAGTAGGCTGCCGAGCAACAGACTCGGCCGCACTACTAACACCCGTAGAAATATCAGACAAATTAGGAACAATACCTTGAGCTGCAGGAGCACCACCCTTCATAGCAGCCAACATAGGATTTAAACCAGCAGCTTTCATATCAGCAACTGCTCTCTGATATGAAGTAGCTGCCTGCTGAGCACTAAACGCCTGCGCCTGCTCAGCAGCATCTTTACGCTCTTGATTAGCACCATACGCGGACAAAGCCGCGCCACCGGCAGCCAACCAAGGCTGACCAGTGGCAGTACCAAGAACACTAGCAACACCACCAAGAGTCGATGCAAGAGACATACGACCTCCTTAAAAATGGTCAATAAGTCCAGGTACAGAGTACAAGGGCATAGGCCTGGCCATCTTAATGTCAAAAAATGCATCAAACAAAAACTGCTGACCATTAGCAGCTGCACCTACCGCAACGACCCGCTCCACTGGAGGGGTATCCTCAATAAAGTCACTATTAAGCGTAGGCAAATCACCAAAGTTCTGCGCCAAATGCCAAGCGTCCAATGTTCCGGCCGCCGTAGACCTGAAAAGGCCAGTAATCTGGCTCGGCTTATAGCGATACTCTGCCCAACGCTCTTGGTATCCAAATACCTCATCATCTTCAGCAGTGCCCTGGACATAAATTTCCTTATTAAGAACCGCTTGCTCACCAAGCGTAGCAAACGCAGGAAAATAAAAATCATAGCGAGTCTGCCGACTCCACATCTTATGCAAACCCTGCTGATACGTCAGATCTGCTCTAACGGCCGCAAGGCCTAGAATCACACCATGTTCAGTACTAGAGTACGTAAAACCATGGCCCTGTGCGAGAGCAGTACCCATTGCTGCAAGGTTACCTTGTGGAGTAGTGTTCTCAGCCAAACCCGTTGCACTGGTCTGCGCAATAGGATTAATGATAACGGAAGTTGAACCACCACCAAGATATTCAGGACGCTGCAAACGAGCATCTGGACTAACAACACCAAAGTGTGCACGAATAATTTCAGTGTAGCGAGTACCACCTCGAGCATCCCTCTCAAGTAACTTTTGAATCTGAAAACTCTGACGAAGTTGATTAATTGTCGCGGCGGTCGCCTGAGACAAATCAGCATACAAACCTGACTCATCACCAATAAACATTTTATCCATATTAATGGCACTGGTAGGCTCAAATTTCCAACCATTACCCGCATCGCTACCTAATCCACCAACACTACGATTAGTAGCACCAGCGTTAGACCAAGTAAAAAACTCACCATTACTCAAAACAGGAGCAGTAGTACCTAAAGGTAACGAAACAGCATCGCCCTTCTGAGGCCAAGGCAAAGCAGAAGTAAAATAGTCATGACGCTTACCGCGCCGACGCAAAACATAATCAGCAGGATCATCAGGACCATCTCCTAGATCTACTACTGCACTGTCTTGAAGATTCTGATCACGAAACCACTCGTTCCAAATCAAGTTATAAGCACGTGGCCAAAAAGAACAATGCTCAACAGTAGCGGCACCGCCAATCTGCCCAACAGTTGGCAGGCCCATATAGTCTTGTAAAGAACCCACAGCATAACCACCAGCAGGGCTGGTAGTAGTAGGTACAACATAATCAATAGAAGAGTCAGGGTCAGGCGTACGCTCACCCATAAACTTCTGCCAATTTTCCCAAATAAGCCTATTAGGTACAAAGAAAAAGAAAGTATCAAGATACATGTTGTCCATAATTGGAAACAACGGCGTAGCCAATCGAGCAAACGCAGTCATCTTGAGATTAAAAGTATCGCCTGGAAGCACTTCATCACAATACACAGGCACTAAATAACCAGAATCAAACGTAGTCTTATACGCTTTCTGACTATCAAACCGGCTGCGGGGAATATCCGCACGCGGAATCATAGCGAACTGGTGAACATTTACTGATTGATTACGATGCATATCGATCCTCCAAATTCCGAGGGCCCTTCATCTCTGAAGAGCCCCCGGCCTATTTAACTACGTACCTTCAGTTGCTTGCCCATTGCAAGAACCTTCGGATCCTCATACAAATCAAACCGACCATTCGAATCATCGAATGAGCCGAGCTCATACAAATCAAAATCATCAGGATGCTGATACACCTGATTGTCTTCACTAGGACGATTGACTTCGTCCTGAAAAGACCTAACGGCGACACCAACAGCTGGCAAAAAAAACGGACGACCAAAAGCTTCAGCAGCCCGATCCTTAATAGAACAAACAATCATCTTCATACTTACCTCACGTAAGAGTACGTTTCAATGACTGAAGGCGCGCTTTGGCGACCTTCTCCTTAACAGCAAGCCTTTCGTCTGTATCGACTTCACGCTCACAACGCCTTTTATACCTATCGAATTCAATCATGTCAAACTCAACCGGGTATTCCTTCGCAAACTTACGGTCATAGTAACGAGGCGGCTTAACTTGCTTACCATTCACAACCACATAGTCATGTGGATAAACATCATCCTTCCACTGCTCATACCACTGCGCAGCTATCCCAGGCTTCAAAGACATCTTATTAAACTCCGGTCTTCTCAGACTAACCTCACCCGTAACCGGGTGAACAAACTCATAATGATCATCTGCGTTCTTACCTGTTTGCTTCTTCATAATATACCGAGCAACATACGCAGCTGACTGAAAAGTAACATCTCCTACCGAACTATACCCAAAAGACATCTCCGTCTTTGGATCAGTCCATAACTCCTCAAGAGCCTGGCTCCGATATATAACGGACCCAGACGACGTCTTCTGCCAAAACGTCTTATCCTCAAAATCAAAATTAAACAAACATGCATGAAAATGCGGACGTCCAAAATTCTCACCATATTCGCCCGCCATGTAAAACCTGATCGGCCGCTTACCTTGAGAATCTTCTTCGTAACCGCTAAAGCGTTTCCGTAGCCGCTTCATGAACTTTTGAAAATGGTCGTAATGTAACGACTTATCTTCTGGCA